GACCCTACGGGCGGGGCCAGGAAGACTCAGGGGGTAGGGGTTACGGACCATGCAATTTTGCGGCGAAGTGGATTTACGGTGCAATCACCCAAAGCGCCATGGAAGATCCGAGATAAAATTACTTCAGTTAATACAGCATTAATGGATGCGACGGGGGAGCGTCGTACAGTGATCCACCCACGATGCAAACACTTGATCAAATCATTGCGAACATTGACCTACTCTCCTGGGACAGGGTTGCCGAACAAAAATTTAGGCGTGGACCATGCTTTTGACGCTTTCGGGTATTTAGTTTTACAACAGTTTAATTTAGCAAAACCAGAGACTATGGGTACGACCTCTTACCGGCTGTATTGAAATGAAGCGGCTAAGAAGAGTGCCGTGCCCTGCTTGCGGATCAGAGGAGACAAAAGTGGTCAGCACGTACACGACTCAAGATGACGACATGGTGCGATTTCGCAGTTGTGATGACTGCGGCAAGAAGTTCAGGACGCTCCAACCGCCGGAGGACATCCTGTGCAGCACGCTAGTAGTTAAATACTACCCGCGAAACACTGAGAAGCATAAGAAGAAGATGATTATCCTTGAGTGCGATCCGAGATTGGCCTAGAATGCGGCAAGTCGATCCCGGCTGCGGGTCTCCTGAGGTAATTGATGGCTAGTCCTAAATCTAAAAAATCTTCAGCGATGAAGCGTTGCGAAGGTTACATGAAGGCCGTTCAAGGCGGTAAAAAGAAAACTACTACTAAGAAGAAAAAATGACACCTAAAAAAAAGAGTGGGCTTTACGCAAACATTGCGGCAAAGCGTAAACGCATAAAAGCCGGTTCTGGTGAAAAAATGCGCGAGCCAGGCGCTAAAGGCGCTCCAACCGCAAAAGCTTTCAAGAAATCCGCCAAAACTGCAAAAAAATCGAGCCGCAAAGCGGCAGGCAGTAAGAAGTGATTGAAACCTTAGCCGTAGCTTGCTGCGGTTAAGCAGTTAGACTGTCGGGTATAGATCCTTCCTATGTCTACCAATGGCTATTATTAGAGGAGAAGAGGGCGCTGTTCAGTTTGACGCTGCTGGAACCACCAACGCAACCATCGTTGGCACCCGTAGCTGGACACTGAGTATCTCAAAAGAAACACTTGATACCAGCAAGCACGGCGATAGCTTTCGCACCAACGTCGGAAGCATGATTTCTGGTTCTGGCACGGTAGAACTTGTTTACGATCCTGATGCAACCGGTCAAGCTGGTTTCATTGAGGACATCGTGACAACTGCTGATCCAGCTGATGCAACGTTTGAGTTGTTTACTACTGGCACAAGCACTGGCACTGATTCAGTGAGTTTTGCTGGAATTATTACCAGCATGGACATTGGATCTACAGCTGGTGATCTTGTAGTTGCAACCTGTAACTTCATCACCAGCGGAGCAATCACCAGCAACCTTGAATAAAGATTGATCTGATGGTTGAATATCGCGGCGAACGCTTCGCTGGCTACAGCAAACCTAAACGCACTCCGAGCCACCCAACAAAATCCCATGCCGTTTTGGTAAAGGAAGGGGAAACGGTTCGACTGATCCGATTCGGACAACAGGGAGTCAGTGGCTCACCAAAACGTGAAGGGGAATCTGTAGCAGCAAAGCGTCGTCGTGCATCGTTTAAGGCTCGCCACGCAGCCAACATAAAGCGTGGCAAGCTTTCCCCTGCTTACTGGGCCAATCGCGTGAAATGGTGACATGACTTATTCCGTTCCTGGCTCGGTACGCACTCATCTTGTCAGCTCTTCTTATCTTGGAAGCGTTGATAGTCCATTTGTTCGCACCAAAGCGGTGATCGATCAAATGAAGGCATGGGAAATAATGAAAGCGGTGACAAGTGGCACTCAATACTTACGAGAAAACAGCGAAACTTTCCTACCGCTTGAGCCCCGAGAAGATTATTCAGCTTATTTGGCGCGTGTCAATAGAGCTGTATTTTCGCCGTACACGCAACGTCTAATCAGAGCAGCTGCTGGCTTGATTTTGCGTAAACCAATTAGTGTTGAAGGAGATCCTTATTGGACTGAAGTTTTCAACAAAGATGTTGACGGTTGCGGGTCTGATATTGATGAGTATGCACGAAGATTAGCGACATGTGCTTTGACCTACGGTCATTCTCATACTTTAGTTGATTTTCCTGCACCTGCCGATGCTAGAAATCTTGCAGAAGAGCGTGCGCAAAACCGCCGTCCATATTGGATTGAAGTAGACCCAACCAATATTTATGGATGGCGTTTAGACAGAGAGTCAAATTACGGAAAATTGACTCAAATTCGCATTGGCGAAAAAGCAGTTGTTGCTGACGGAGAGTTTGGAGAAAAGGTTTACGATCAAATTCGCGTTATTGAGCCAGGTCGTTACCGTATCTATCGCCAAGAACAACAAAAGCAAGAGATGCAGGGGGCTTTCCCATATCCCAACTCTTTTAGCCAATCAGATGCCAATGTAAGCTTTGAGCTGGTGGAGCAAGGGCCTTACAGCCTTGAAGATATTCCTATTATAACTATTTACGCCAACAAAGCTGAAACAATGGTTAGTCGTCCACCGTTGTTAGACATTGCTTATCTGAATCTTGCTCACTTTCAGCGTCAAGCTGATCTGATCCATAGTTTGCACATCGCAAGCCAACCCATGTTGGTTTTAGAGGGATGGGATGATCAAACAAAAGACATGGCTATCAGCGTTAATTACGCAATGGCGACACAGCCTGGCAATAAAGTTTATTATGTTGAGCCTGCGTCTAGTGCTTTTGAAGCCCAGTCGGCAGAGATACAGGAGCTACAGCAGCAGATGGGGATGCTTGGCCTTAGCACTCTTGGCGGTCAGAAGTTCGTAGCAGAATCAGCTGATGCAAGACGTTTGGATCGCATTGAAACAAACTCAATGTTGGCAATAATTTCAATGGATATTGAATCCGGTCTTCAAAAGGCTTATGACATAGCAGCAAAATATTTAGGCATTGAGCCTCCTAAAATCAAGCTGAGTCGTGATTTTGATCTTCAGAGGCTAATTGGTCAAGACATTACCGCCATGGGTCAGCTGTTGGAAAACGAGATTATTGATCGCGACGAGTTCCGAGACATGCTGGTTCAGGGCGAAATTTTACCCAAAGCGGCAGCGTCGAGTGATAGAGCTAAAGTAGAGGAGCCGCAACTTTAACAATCATGGCTGGACTTCGTTTTGAGGAAATCAACCCTCCCAAGAAACAAGAGCCTGTAGCTCCTTCTTCCAAGAAAACTACTAAAAAACCAAAGTCTAGTAAAGTAGAAGAGTCTACTAATTCTTGATAATGGAAGAACAAGTCATCCAGGGGACGCCCGTGGCGTCTTCTGAACAGCCCGTGGCTGAGACTGAAAACACTGTCAATATTGATGCGTCTGCTTATCAGCATCAAATTCAAGCTGAAAAAGCTCGTGCTGAAGAAGCCGAGGGCAAATTTCAGCGTGTCAAGGAAAAAATGAATGCTCTTGATGAAAAGATGCGTTTAGAGCGTCAGCAGAAGCTTGAAGACCAAGGGCAATGGAAAGATCTTTGGGAGGAAGCTAATCAATCTGGCCAAGAAAAGGAGCAGCGAATTGCAGATTTGGAGCGTCAGTTAGTTGATCTTCGGACATCTAATGAAACTGCTGCAATGCAGACATCTGCTTTGGCTGCTATTAGCCAAGCCGGAGCGGTAAATGCTGAACAGCTTCTTCGTTTAATGCAAGGCAGTTTGAAGAAATCAGAATCTGGCAAAGTTGTTGTGCTGGATAGTGGCATCGAGCAAGACATCAATGTCTATCTTGCGAAGCTGAAGAATCCTGGTTCAGGCTGGGAGCATCAGTTCAAACCAAGCAGCTCTGCTGGCATGGGAGCAAAGCCTAATTTGAATACTGCTAATTCTGCCGGGATAGCTAATCCTTACTTAGACGCGACATCAAACCTGACTCAACGTATGATATTGGAACGTACCGATCCTGATCTTGCAGCCGTGCTCAAGAGAGAGGCAGGTAAGTAGTCCCCGTGGGACACCAATCCAAGTCCGTGACTTGATTTTCGCAAACTCTATCCCTAAATAAGAAATGGCTGCTCCATTTCAGAATTATTCCGGCGGTGTCCTACTTGCGGACATCGTAAAAAGGAATAATCTCAGCACCTATGTGTCTGAGGCTATTAAAGAGCGCAGCTTGTTTATCAAGTCTGGCGCTGTTGTTCGTAACGCTCTGCTTGATTCTCGGGCAGGTGGTACGCGCATTCAGGTTCCCGAGTTCAATCCTGTATCTCCAACTGAGGAGATCATGGACGGTACAGCTACTTGGGGTACAAGCACCGCTGGCTATCTGACTCCACAGAAGATCGGTACTGGCACCCAGATTGCAACCATCTGCCATCGCGGTTTTGCGTATGCAGTGGATGACGTTGCAGTTTTGGCAGCTGGTGAAGACCCAATGCTTCACATCCGCAACCAGTTGGCTGATGCCATCAACAAGCTGAACAGCGCACGTCTGTTCTCACAGCTTGCTGGTTTGTTTGGCACGGCTCTTTCTGCCAATGCACTGGATAAAGCTGTTGCAGCCGCTTCTGGTGGCGCTGAAGCTAACTTCCTTAGTGCAGCAACAGTCGCTGAAGCTCGTTCCAAGCTGGGTGAGCGCGGCGAAGAGTTGGACACATTGATTGTTCACCCTTCTGTTGCTTACTACCTGTATCAGGTAGGAATGCTGACCTTCTCTACTTCAGCACTTGCCGCTTCTGGCGCAGTGACCTGGGGTGGTGGTGGCGTAGGCATTGGCGCTCGCGAAGTTGGTGAGTTCGCAGGAATGCGAGTCGTTACCGACAGTGCAGTGAACACCGTTGCTCCTGGCACTGGTGGTCATCAGCGTGAGTTCTATTGCTACCTGACCAAAGGCGGCACCATCCTTGAGGGTGTTCAGCAAGATCTTCGGATTGAAGCTGATCGCAACGTGCTTTCTAAGCAGGATGTGCTTTCAGTTGATTATCACTCTACCTATCACGTCATGGGTACGAAGTGGTCTGATGCTGGCGACAATCCGACCAACGCCAACCTGGCAACCGCTAACAAGTGGGCTGCCACGTATGACGTTGATCTGATCCCTATGGTTCAACTGACTGTCAACAGTCCTTTGGATACAACAACGATCTGATCCTGATCGGAGTCAAGGCCCTACCATTAGGTGGGGCCACCTTTTTTCTTTTTGCGCTATGGCTGCCACAATCAACGCCACTCTCAGCAGCGCGTCAGCCAATAGCTACGTGACACTAGCTGAAGCAAACACATATTTTGAAACCGTTCCAGACAGCAGCACTTGGGACGACAAGACAGATGATCAAAAGAATCGATCCCTGATCTCTTCAACCCGTTGGATCGATAGTCTGAATTTTTATGGTGATCGTTGCGATACGAGTCAAGCATTGAGCTGGCCACGCAACAATTATCACGTTGATCGCGTTGAATTAACTTGTAGTGCCATTCCGGCAGACATTAAGTACGCTGCCTATGAGCTGGCGCGAGCTTTAGTCAATGACACGGACTCAATTACAGGGAATACCGGCGATACGGGGTTATTCGAGGAAGTCAAGCTCGGAGAACTCGAAGTCAAGTACAACACTTCTAGCCAAGCTACTGGAACTGTCAATAACGTATTCGACGTTTACCCTTGGTTGCAGTCTTATCTTGGTGCTTATAGTCTTGGAGGTAGCGGTAGCTATCAAGTACGTGTGGTGAGGGGTTGAGATGGCTGGTCAACTCGATAGTCTTTTCAAGAGCGTTGCTAGTTCAGTTGTCAAAGACCTTGGAGCGTCTTTCGATGCAACTGTTACTTACATCCGAAAAACAGATCCAACTTACGACGTAGCGACTGGTGCGCTAACAACTTCTGACCAAATCTATCCAAACTTAAAAGTACCAATTGAGTTTATTGATTTACAGGAGCAGGATGGAAGGGAAGCTCGTAAAGCAAAGCTTTATCTGACTCCAGATTTAATTGGCAATGTCCAGCCAACTTTTGAGGACACAATTGTCTTGGAATATGGAGAGGTTTCAGCTTTTGATGGAACGGATCGTCAGGTTCAGATTACCGATATTCGCACCTACAGGGGTGGTCAGGAGTATCTCTACATTGTGATGGTGCGGTTCTGATGGCTAAGAAGCGCGGTATCGGCAATATTACGAGCGATCTGGAGCGTCAGATAAATAGTGACTACAACGATCTAATTCAAATGATTGTTGGCGACTTGCCTGACGTTAGTTCTAAGGACACAGGGTTTTTTGCATCAAGCTGGAAAGCTTCAACACAAAGACCTCAGGCTAGAGATGAAAAGCAGGATTTTGCGCCGTGGTCGGGATACAAGCGTGGATCAAGAAGAGCTGACGTAAAACCTCGCTATAAGGTGCCAGTTTTTAGCTACAAAAAGCAACCTACGGTTTACATAGGTAATACGGTTTTATATGCAAATTCTGCGCTTGCTTCAAAGAAAAGCAGCATACCTCAGTATGTCCAAGGCGCGATGGGGCGTTTAGTTGAAGAAACTTTTCGCGAGAAAAAAGCTGGAAGAATTTTTGCTCTTACTGGTCAGCAAGGTGTCTCTCCTGTTGGTTACACAAGATTTGGCGCAAATCCTCTTTAAGCTATGACACTTGTTAACGCTAGAGCTGCTTTTGAAAAAGCGGTAACCGATGCAGTCACTACTGCCGATAGCACGGTGAAAATGATTTATGACAACGTTGCTTATACCACTCCTGGCAAGACCAAGAAATACATTTTGATGAGCATAAACTTCAATCGTTCAACGCTTCAGAATCAAGGAGCTGCTCAGGACTATTACTCAGGCGTGATCCAGTGCAATATCTACGTCCCAAAGTCGGCTGGAACGTCGGTGCTATCAGCGATTAGTGAGTCTGTTATTGATGGTCTGACCTCTGTAAACGCTTCCGGTTATACGGACACTTATAGCGTCGTTCCTAGAGTTTTAGACATTGTGGGGCCATCTGTTGTTGAAGCAGAAGATCGTTCTCATTTCGTTGGGATAATTTCTTGTCAATTTACAGCAGTGGTGTAGTGTATTAGGACAAACGGTATTAGTTCATGCGTGCCACTGAGTTGCTTCGGAATAAGTTTGGCGTCAGCCAGCTTTATAAGCACGAAGTCAAGGATGGTGATGAGGTAGTGCTTGAAGTGTATTGGCATCCATTGACGATTGCTGAGAGAGAGTCAATTCAGAAAAAGTCTGACAAGGACGATTCTGGTGATTTTGCTTTAGGCATGATGATCGAGAAGGCGTTAGACGTTGATGGCAAGCGTATGTTCCAAGATGGTGAAAAGGCTGCTCTCCGTCGTGACGTTGAAGCTGCAATCCTTCAAGACATCCAGCTAGCGATGTTGGCTTCTGGAGCGGAGAACAAAGTGGAGGAAGCGAAAGCGGATTTGAAAAGCAAGTAACGACTGGCTTTTTATCTTCTTTTTAGCGAAAGAGCTAGGCATGACGGTAGTTCAGCTCACTGAGCGCCTCACTCAAGAGGAGCTAGTGGGTTGGGCTGCTTTCTTCGAGATCAAGGCAGAGCAAGAGGAGAAGTCAATTCAAAACGCTAAGTCGGGTCGTGGGGCACGAACGATGGGGTCACGGTAGACTGGA